CCCAGACAAAACACACACACCTTTTCTTTCAAGGAATAATGAATCGTGATAACCTTAATACTGTTTTTGTATCCTTTACTAGTTTACTTCTTGCTATGATGCTTGAAGAGAGTAGAGGGCATGTATTTGCAATCATGCTAAGCATTCGCTTATATTTGTTGTTGAGTGGTTTCTTGCTAGCTCAAGTTATGTACTATGATGTACTACCTGTAGCAACCCACTCTTTGTGTGAACGTCTTAAAATATTGAAAAACTTTTTTACAACTGTTGAACCACAAACTGGAGTTCCCGAACCGTCAGTGCATTGGATCCCTGTAGAGGAGGACAAGAGCAAGTCGGCCGTACTATCCGGAAGACATCCCAAGAGCAAAAAGTTCAAGTTGTTCTTTGGTGAGTTGGAAGCTATGTCAACCGAAGCAACAGTTGAGTGTGCACCAGCAAAGCACACACCTTCACCAGTACTCAGAACTGATGTAGTGGGTAAGTCGACGGGTCTTGAGGTTTGTCAAGAAGGTCGCGAGATAGCTTTGGCTACCCGAAACACAGAAGATGCAAAGAAGAAAGTGAAGTTTGACACACATACTTTAAATCTGAGGTTCCCAATAGGAACTTCAGTTAGGAGTTGGTTGTCACAATACCATCCGAGTTGGAAAGTTGAAACTTGGGAGCAAGGTGAGCCTCATGGTCATCCTCGAGCATATGCAGAGAGGTTAGTTGTTGAGGATCTACTGCGCAACCTAGTGAAAGCAGACGGAAGAATTTACGAAATTGGTGGACATCCTAAGAGACAAGCAGCAGATTGGTACTGTTGTCCCGTAGTCTCTGTTATGGACATCCATAGACAACGTAAGTTTGAAGGAGTTACTAACAAGTGTGAGTGTAAGGTACAAGAATGTATCCACTTACATACCGGACAGTTTGACACACTGATTTCTACTGACTGCATTTACTACCTCACCCCTCAAGAAATATTGGAGGTAGTGTCTCGCACCAGCAACAAGCGATTAGTTGCATCTGCCATTAGGTTCACCAAGCCAAGAGAGATTATCTATGAGGGTGAAGGTGAATATTGGAACAATGGAGATGGTACTGTCACTATGTCTATGCATGGAAATCAACATTCCTACAAGCATAGTGACATGGCCTGGTTGCGTAGCAATAGCTATAGAAGCAAATGCGGAAAGAAATTGTTATCTTGGAACTTAGTCAAGAATTTCGCTCACGCTGATGTGTATGAATTCTTGGTATCTGATTATTCTAAGGCCATATTGAAGGACGAAGAAGCTAGAGACGTAAGTACTGGCCTATTCGACCAAGATGTGTATGCTGAAGTGAACCTCAAACAATTTCCTGAGTTTGTTAGTGTTTACCCAGTAAAGAAGATGTTAAATTGGACTGTTGCTGAAGCCATTGGTCTATATGTTGAGGATAAAGGAAAGCCTGTTATCATCCCTATACAAGTGTTGAATCAACTGCGCTTGGATATGCGATCTTTAAAGAAGACACCATCCGATTTCCTCACAGCATCTCAACGCTGTAAGAAATATCTTAAGGATTACATTAAAAAGCATCCGTACCTTGAAAATGAAGCAGTAGACATGCAAATGTATATCACCTCCCTCGCATTTATGTGGGATGTTGAGACAGATACTTCAGTGATGCAAGAGCTGATAGTGAACCGAAGTGAAGAAATGGATAGATATAATAAAACTTTGAGTTTCACGCCAGACGAGGAGGAATCCCCCTGGTTTTTTCTTGTCACCCTTGTCCAAGTGTTGGGATACACTGCGGCAATTTGTGGCGGACTGTTGTTGGTCCAACACACTCTATAAACGAGCTTCAACAAATATTTTTGGTGAGATATCAAAGGTGCCTTTAGAACAGCAATATGCAGCTGCTAAAAACGTGCAAGCTATTTTTAATAGTTCCTATGAGAGTTCTCACACCCCTGTTATCTGTCACACTCCTGGCCCTGTCATTTTTGATAGTGTTACCATGGAGCGAGACCTAAAGCCGATGAGGAAAGGAGCCAAAATGGAAATCATGGAGGAGCCTGTCGAGACGAAAGTTAAACCCGGTGCTTGTTTTTACGGCATTGGATCTCCAACTCATTTGCCGACTGTCGCGGCTGATAACTTGTTGAATGAAATTCCCGCTATACGTAATCGTAGTATCCAAGAGGTACCCACCCCAGACCCCGAATATTGGAGACAGCTGGGAGAATGGGTGCACAAGTATTTTGATGATATATTTCCAAACAACCACACTATCAACCCGTCTTCGTTCGCAGAATGGAATGAACGCTTTCCTGCCAATAGACAGAAAGCTCAAGTCAAAGCCTTATTTGATTATCAAAAATTTGGTTTGGACCATTTCAAAGACACGATCAGGAAAACCTTTCTAAAAAGAGAGAAAGGGGGTGGTAGTGGAGTAGGTAGTTTTGAATCGTACGACACTAGAGTAATCCAAGGGACCACGCACATAGCTAATGTTTTGTTGGGACCCTGGATGCACGCGTTCAATAAGTATTTAAAAGAAGCCTGGAGTACCGAGCATTTCATCACTTATAGTGGTGGTCTAACTGGTAACGAATTAGGTGCATGGTTCGACAAATTCAAATATGTATTTGATTTCATTTTAGAAGATGATTTCAGCAGATTTGACGGGACCATTTCTCAGACTGCTTTGGACCTAGAGTTTAGTATCTACAAGAGGTTAGGAATATCAGGAGATGCATTGACTGTTTTGTATCAACAGAAAACCACACATGGTTACACTAAAAATGGCATAAAATACTATGTGCCTGGTACCAGAAAGAGTGGAGATCCAAACACGTCAAATGGCAATTCTCTTATTAATGGTTTGACTCACTTGTTCAACCTATGTATGAAAATAGCTGTAATGCTGTCAATACATATTATGGATTTAAGACCATCTACAGATATATGTAGAGCTTTAGTCCAAGGTGATGACAATTTGACTCTAACCAGTGTTCCAATAGCCCCCGAAGAGATGCAAAATAGCATGTTGAAATTGGGATTTAATGCAAAAACTTTGTTTAGAGAATGTCTCTACACGAGTGAGTTCTGCAACGCTAGATTCTGGCCATCCACTAAAGGCTGTATCTTATCCTCCAAACCAGGTAGACTCTTGAAGAGATTATTCTACAGTGTTGGAGAGCAAAAAGATTGGCTTGGATGGGTTAGAGGTGTTGCTATAGGACATTATGCCAATACTAAACATGTGCCTTTCTCTAGAGTGTTGATCAAAAGAGTGTTAGAGTTGACTGATGGAGTTCGTCCTCAAAAGATATATGAACCCTATAAGTTACACGTTTCGGAAGTAGGTGAAGTTGTTCCAGAGAGCTGGGTAGCAATTTTCAGTATATATGGACTTACTGAAAGTGACGAAGCAGAGTTTGAAGTACTGCTGAAATCCGTTACCAGCTTGCCCTGTTTCATCGATCACCCGATCATGGATACACTTATCGAAATCGATAATTGAGAGTATGTGTGGGCGCGAACCCAGAAATCGCTGTGTGGCAGCAGCCGCGCTTTAGAGACCCCTCTTGAAATGCCAGGTAATAAGAAGACCAATCAAGTTGTAATTGCTTCTAAAAAGAAGTCTACAAAGCAACAAAAACAAAAACCAAAACAGCCAAGTAGATTATTGAAATCCTCTACTCCGGCACCCACTCGTGCAAAACCAAAAACAAAATCGATTGTGCGAGCAGACATACCATTTGCAAAACAGTTTACATACCCAAAACCTGACTACAATGCAAAACATCAGAAGTATCGTGATGTGCGCACCATATTGTTATCAGGGCAGGATTACCTGCAACCATTGCGTTTGATGAATCGAGCAGTTGGTTCCAGCGACGACATCAGAAGAGGGCAATTAGTTTATGAAGTGAACTTCAACCCAACTATGATGCATAGTGCAACATTGAATACATATGCTAAGATGTATGATATGTTCAGATTTAAACGTCTAAGCATTGAATACAAGCCTGAAGTGCCAGTTACTACTCAAGGAGCTGTCTTAGCAGTTGCCATTGACGATCCAACGGATAAACCACCTGCAGCATGGGGAGACACAAATATTGATTACGCAACTAGCAAAACCGCAACATTTGCCCAAGTATTTAATGCTTTCAATTTGAATTGGAGAGCATCAGACGACACATGGTATCATTGTGCAAACGCACAAGCCGAAGTGTCCGATGAAGTGCAAGGTAAGTGTTATGTGTTCGCTCTAGGAGCACCTGTTCTAGAAAATGACCAGGTACATCACACAGTGTCTTTCGGATCAATGTTCTTTAAGTATGAAATAGAGTTCAAAGATCTAAACATGAAAGATGACCAACCATCAACAACCGAACTTGAGATTTGGGATGATGTCACACCGATTGGTGCAGGCAGCACTCTACAATTCTCAGCAGAAGGGTCGTTCCACGGTCCATCCGAATATGAAAATTTCAAAGACGGAGAAATTGACGAGCTTATGGTCACCAGTGTAGGGCAATCAGCTCTGGACGATAGTGGCGTGGGCGAGGGTAACATAGTGTACGCAACAACACAAGCACCAAATTTAGGTGGCTCCAATGGAGTGGCAGTCTTGATTAATATTTTCTTGACGTTGGCCGATGTGTTCTTGCAGAACGTAGCCTTTAATAGAGGTACGGCAACTATTGCTCCTTCAACTTCCACACCATTAATGAAAGTTCAGAAAATGAGGCTCAACCCAGTTAGGGTAAATCACGTATTGGACCAGCTCATTATTGACAACAAAAAGATAGATCCTAGATATAATGATCTAGTTTCTAAACGATTGGTACAGCTCAGGGAAAAACAACCCGACGCTGTACACAGGTATGTACAAACGCATTTGAAGCAGTCTGATTATATCAGAGGTGCCTTTTGAAAAGCAACATGAACCAACAAAACGCTGTTAGCATAAGCCAGAGCAACAAGCAACCAATCACACCTATGTCAGACAAGGACGTCAACACCATCGTCGACACGATGAAAGGACTGAGACAGTTAGAATTAGAGTGTGTACACGTAAGACTCCCCCACTCACAGATGTTACCTATTAATAAAGGTGAAACATTTAGTGATGTGGCGGAGCGTTGGAACTCCAAACCTCAACCGAGACTTAGCATCACCAAAGATGACGTCAGAGTCGTACCAAAGATATTGCCTAACCCCAAAGTGGAAAAGCAGATTTTGGAGATCGATGAAGCGCGATCACAGGATGTTGAGTTGAGACAATTGAGTTTTGGAATGTTACAGGACGTGGACAACCAACGATTCACAAAAGACCAGTCTTTATTAGAAAAGGGTTTCGGCCCACAAAATATAAAAATTGATGATAAAAGTTTGAAGATGCCTGGAGGCAATCATTTCGTAACCGTCGGAATGTTGCCTTCAGAGCCAAAGAATCTATACTTAGCTAACAAGTCTGCACCAAAAGACGCTAAGTTTATAGATCCAACAGCCCACCTTTGGAGAGACAAAGTAGCCCAATTGTGGCATTCTGTGCAGTTTGGCATAATGAAAGAGAAACTCAGATCACCTGATTATCAAGTCAGAGTTGATGCTGACCCTCCGTTACACCAACCTAATCAGATAGTATTTGATGGCCGTGGTTCTCATGTAAAGCCCAGAAATTATGTACCAGAAGTGTACAATGACTGGGGTATGAGAATTAAAACGGGTTTGACATACTATCTGGGAACTCATAAAATAAGAAGTTCCACACAGTATGAACCCCCTGTATATATCTACAGACCAAAAGTCGACGCTACGGAAAGCCCAAATGTCCGAGTTGTCACCAGTTCTGCTACCACTTTGAAGATACTCACTTATACGAGAGCTTCTAAGTTTACACAGAGATGGGATGACCTGCATGAAGGCATATACCCGGTGGCCTTGAACGGTGTGAGAGTTAAGAACCCAACCCATGTTGATGAATACGAGTTAAAACCCGGAGACGATTTCGTGTTTAAGATATCAACCCAGTTTGCCGATAAGGCAGGATGTCTGGTGTTGCGAGTCTACACGAACCAAGGCTTTTTCATTATGTTTATGACCACTCGTGGTAATAATGAAACTGTCTGGAAAAAGTACTCCAATTGTTATGGTCTTGAGGGTTTGACCAGCCACTATGATATCTTGAAAGCCATAGATAGCAGTGTCTTCAAGAAGGAAATCATCCCAGCTAACCTCCACTATAGACGCGGACCTGATCATGTTATCATGCCAGGATTGTATGCGAAGGATGAAATTGAATTGTTAAAATCACACTTCCATGTGATTGACTTGAGCTCTTGCTTGCCTAGCTCAAGGAAAAGTGTTGCGTTGTGTAACAACACTTAGTGGTGGGTGGATACTTGACGTAAGTCACCCATAGGCACCACAACCTGGAGGGGCTCTAAATAAATCTCCAGGGTCAATCACAACTATATATTACCCCGCCTACCTTGAAATCAGGGTAGGAAACCTGGGC